AATTTCTTAATGTCCATTAGATTTTCTCCTGAATAGAAATGGCTTTGTGAAATTACTTATGCCGTAGTCAGGAAAAGTACTCAATAAGTACTACTTTTTTGAGTTTTTTATATTGCTATAGTATTTAGGCGGCAGCGCCGGCTTCTGCTTCTGGTTTAGCCCCGTATTGATTACGAACTTTACCTAGATAAATCTGCTTCTCGTAATTACGCACATCAATCATTCTACGTAATTTTCTAATTTGTGCAAGAGTCAGTTTAGTTTTGCGGGATGTTCTCCACACCGGCTTGCTGTTGTCATCATTGACATCTTGTAGACCATTAATTGGCGCATCAAACATTTCAAACAATTGCATTGGTTACATCCTTTCTTTTATTTATCGTTGAATGATAAATAAAGTTGCGGGTCACGATGCTACCAACATCTACTCGCTCTAATGCTACGAAAGAGCACCAGCAATGACTATTTATTATCTATGCGTTAAAGTACACAAAACTACTGAACTCCATTACCTGTGTCAAACTTCAAAAAAGAACCCACTCAAATATACTGGGTCCGGGTTGTATTGGCGACGCCATCTTAAGAAATACGGCGCAGACATAACAACTATTGTCATAAAGGAATGCGAGTCTAAAGAAGAACTTGGCAAATGGGGAATGTATTATAGTAGGCTATGGAATGTAGTCGAAAGTCCGCGCTGGGCAAATATGATTGAAGAATCCGGTACAGGTGGCAGGACCTTAATAGGAGACAAACATCCTATGAAAGATGTTAGAAATAAAGAAAAGATTAGTGGAGATAACCATTACACTAAGAAGCCCGGATATGATTCAGCTAATCATCATAACAAAGGACACACTAGGATGTGTGGGGAAAACAACTCTAGATATATTCCTACAGTGCATACTTTTCAAAATACAAAAACTAATGAAGTAATTCGGATGACTCAATACGAGTTTACAGTAACCTTTTCATTGGAACGAGGTAACGTAAGCAAGCTCATTAATGGGAAATACAAAACTTTGGGCGGCTGGCGACTAAATTAACTCTGTGATTTGTAGTCTATCCAAAATCCAATGGCTACAATAATATTCATCCCAAGTGATGCTAGTATTATATGCAAGTCTTGGTAGATACTCATATTCATACTTAGATGAATATGTCCTATCATCCAAAACGGAATAGCTAAATTCTGAGAAATCCAAATTAAAAGAAACTTTAAAAAGTCTTTCATTTAATTTAGATTTGCATACTGCCGCCAACTGGTCCTGCTGCTCCGCCTGGGACAGCTTCTCCGCCTGCACTATCGACCGGACCTGCAACATCTGGACCTTCAGCAGGTGTTTCTTCAGATGATTCAATTTCATCCGCAGTGTCAATGTCAGTTTGGAAATCACCAGAGCTAATACCAATATTACGCAAGTCTGATCCAGATGGGTCCATCGGTACTTCTTCTTTATTTTCTTCTTCCCAAAGCATTTCGTTACGCTTGATTTCTTCTTCGGTCAATCCTAAGAATCTTTCGAGTGCAAAACGCTTTGAGATATATGGTAGACCTTCCATACTAGCAAACGTACTAACTCTTGCATTATCAAGTTCACTTTGACGATATGCCGCAAAGTTCTGAGGAGGGTTAAACATAATATTGAACATCTGCGTATCAATATTAAAGCCTCTCCAGCGAAGGAACAATTTGAATTCTTCATCAAGCTTCATAGCCATGTAGTTTTGGAGACGTTCGCAATACTGATTGAATCTGAATTCTTGAATCATTGCTGTACCAACACGACCATCGCTCAACGGAGTAGTGTTGTCATCTGGTCCAGTTGGAAGATATGATGACGGAACACGAAGACCACGAGCAAGACGATTGTTGAAGTATTTCAAGTCATCGATTTCGCCTAGATTCTGCCCGCCTGGAAGAACTTCAACGCTTGAACCACGACCTTCTGCTGTAACTGGGAAGAAGTAATCTTCGTTCATTGACAGTGGGTTGTATGTAGCATCGACTACGCTTGAGCCGCCATATAGTGAAGGGATTCTGCGCTGGTGAATTTCGTTCTTAACACGCTCAACAAATGCCATAGCCATGTGACTTGGCATGTTACCAACGTCAATCTTGAACATTCTACGTTCAGGAGCACGTTGTACACGATAGATGAGAACAGCATCTTCTAGTAATTCTTTCTGCTTGTAAACTTTAAAGATGTTTTCAAGAATTGATTGACCGAAAGGCCAGAATCTGTCAAGACCCTCAGTGAGTGACAAGTGAACAATATGCTTTGCATCTACCGCTGCTTCACTCTGTCCTAAAGTAAAGCGTGAGCCAGTAGTGTTATATGGCATAGCAGGAACTGTATATGGAGTGTTGGTGCCACCGCCACTGCCCCCTAATCCAGTTGCCGGATTAGCTGCAAAGTCAGTATTCGTTTTTTGTGCAACACTCAAATTCTGTAGGTTAATGTTGATATCTTTGATGACATACTGTTCAGGCTTCTTGCCTTCACTCTCGTTAACGATTACTTTTATAACCTTAACCATGTCAATCCAGTATAACTTGAAGTTTTCTGGATCACGAACGAATGCCTGATCTCCGTACTTTACTACGTTACGGAAAATCTTGAACATTCTTACATCAAATTCGTTTAGTTTACACCATTGCTGCAACTGTTTAGTGAGCAAGTCTACTTCGTGAGGAGTAGGGTCATCTTTGAATTCAAAGCTGAATGGTGTCTTATTGTGTTCGTTACGCTGTGTGGAGAATTCCGCAATGATGTCTAAGCAAGCGTTGATTTCAGCATCAACGTCCATCATTTCGTATTGGTTGTAACGCTCAATTCTGTTAGGATGTCCGGTATAGACTTCTGGAAGTCTTGACATGTAATTCTTGTAGCCGAAGTCAGTGTTGCTATAACCACCTGACATTGTTCCATCTTGACCGTTCCAGGCACCAGCATTGCTGTTCATACCGGAGATAGGGCTCGACATCCCGCTCTTATTTAAAAATTTCTTTTTATATGACATTTGGTAATTCTCTCAGTGTAGTATTTAGCGTTATGCCATAGAATGTTTTAATATCTTGTGGTTGGTATCTTGACTATCTTCTAGTACATCAATTACATTATCAAACTTTTTAGCTAAATCTAATATCATTTCTGGACTTAAGAAAGTAGTTTCGTCTCTAGTTGGACGGTCACCTTCTTTAGCGGTAGACTTACGTAGTGCAGAAAAAGTCATCTTAGAGACTTCGCTTGATGAGTTAGCTAATTTAGTAAGTACTGAATTTGGGGTAGACGGAATTACCATTTCAGTTCCGTGCATTTCGATTGGATACCCGGATTTAGGTCCGGTGAAGACGCCACCATCACGAGCTTTTAATGCGCTTGTAAAGTCGGATCTAGCTACTAGACTCTTGTTAGATCCAGTCCCTGCATAAAAGCTTCTTCCTGTATTATATGGTAGAGATGCCCATTCTTTTGACAAATTATCTGCATACGTATCAACTGTAATCTTATTAGATTGATATTTTGTACGACCTCGTTGATTCATCAACGCAATTGCAGCTTTGTCCTGAGTAGATTGATCAAACTTATCGTTGATGCCTATTGCACCTGATTTAACTAGCCCAGTCAACGTACCCTTGATGATTTGATATTTACCTAACGCAGTAGATTCATGCCCGGATGCTAGCATTGCACGTTGATAATTCAATACATCTGCTACAGACATTTCAGTGAGGCCTGGATTGGTCTTTACTTTACCGCCCACTAACTTGTTGTAGTTATTTCCAGACTCAATCTTACCGATAAAATCCAAAGCCTTTTTGTCGCCGCCAGGTGGTGAGAATCCTAATGCTCCACCAATTGCGCCGGCGATTGCTGAACCGGCAGCACCTACTATATTAGCACCAGCACTTATTGCAGTATCTAATAGACTGGGTCCCGTTGATGACAGAATTGCTATTCCTTTTGCAAAGTTGAAGAATGCAGTTGAATTTTTCAGAGCATTTTCACCAAACTTCATTTCAGTGAAACGCTTGAAGCTTTCCATTGGTCCTTCACGCTGGAATAATTTATAAAGGGCGGCGCCGGCTATAGTGCTGACTGCATCTAGTAATCCTGGACCTCCCTTATAAGAGGACATTGCTTCTGAAAACAGTACGAATGATTTAGCATTGCTTGCTGTTCTCTTTTTGTTAATGTCCAAATAAGAAAAATATAAAGCTTGTTCTAATGGTGGCTTAACGTCGAAGAACTTTGCAGTAGCATCAGCTAATACAGCTCCAATTGCACCGACATCGCTGCCCAATCCTTCATATGATGCCATAGCTTCGGCAAAATACTTAAACGCAAGAGCATTATTTTTTGTCTGTTTTGCATCAATTGACAACTCAGAGAATTCGACTAACTGCTCTATGGGCGTTTGTGTTCCAAACAATGATCCGAATGATTCAGATATACCCTTAATTGCGTTACCGATTCCACTCAGTGCGCCTAAACCTGCTATTGCAGCCATTGCTGTAGCAAATGATACTAACGCGGCACTATTATCCTCAACTCGCTTAGGGTCAATGTCAAGAATTGACATAGTGAACAACATGTGGGCAATGTCTTCGAACGGATCTTTTCCGCCAGTAAGTAGTTTTGCCAAGCTTCCAATTGCAGAAGCTACCGTTCCTGCACCCATCGCAAGTATACCGGCACCAAGTCCTACCATACCTAAACCTACACCTAGTAAGTTCTTTGGGTCAACCTTTTTGAATGACTGTAGACCTTCACCGAATGAGGGTAGAGCTTTACTAAAAATCCAAACTGCGCCGGCTATACCAGCACCGAACTCAGTAATAGCTACTGCTAATGCACCTGCTCCCTTTATTACTCCGGGCGCTGCTGCTCCTGCATCAGATAATGATTTAGCGATACCTTTAATTGCCCCGCCGATGCCCTTCTTTGCAGGTTCAACTGTTGCACCCTTATCTCCGGCTAGTTTCCACATTCTAGCGTCTCTAGCTGCGCCCTTTAATGGTTTGCCGTTTTTGTCAAGAAGTTGATCTTCTTGTATGCTTACTGGACTAGCGCCTGGCGCAGCGCCTACATCTACACCTGGAGCTGCGGGTGCGTCACCTTTCTTGAAGAATGACAGCAGCCCTGATAACCCTTTAGCTGCCACCACTGTTGCTAATCCAGCAGCAGCTAGTGCAGTAAGTCCACCAAACGCTTTAAGCATTCCCATATTACCTAAGAACGGATTCATGGATGCAGCAAGTTCATCTACTACTAACTTAGCCTTACGCTCTGCTTCAACTAAATCGTTTCGTGCTTCCTGAGCTGGATCAAGTGCAGCAACGCTATCGCCTTTTTGATTGTCCTTAACCGCCAATGCTGCTCGGCCTGCTTCAGTTCGCAAATCATATTTCATTTGCTGATTTAACTTAGCAAGAGATTCTTGGTCGTATCCATATGCTTTTTGTAAATCTTCTGACATACCGACCGTGCGTTGGTCAAGGTTGTCTAACGTCTTTTGCATTCCGACTTTAATATCTTGAGCTAATGAGCCTTTTTGTAGTGTATTGTTTTTTGCTGCGTTAATTGACTTATCTAAATCAACACCATACATCTTGAATTTGGCACTTTGAGCCGAGGTTACCCCGGTCAAGAATTGCTGCTGGGCGGCAGCTTTCATCTCTGCGCTTAGTGCAGACTGCTGTAATTCATTGTTGAACTGTTCGAAGCCTGCTTTCTCACGTTCAATGCGATCAAGGTCTGCTTGTGCTGCCTGCTTTTCGCTGTCAGTCTTAGCTTCTCTTAATCTCGTATTTGCATTTTTACGTTCTTCCTCCCACTTGTTCTGCTGGAGCGCAACTTCCATAGAAGCCATCAGAGTTTCACGTTCTTTGGCTACTGTTGCTGTATCTTTACCGGTTATCTCGGCTAATTCATATAGGTTTCTAGTATAGCCTAATGCTGCTTTTTGTAAACCCTGTTGTGTCTTTAAATTACCGGAGAATGCAGCGCCGGATTTATTCATCATGCTAATGTAATCAGCTAGTGATTGATTTCTTTCTTGGTCTCCCATACCAAGACGTTTGAATTCTCTGCGAGTTTCTTCACTAACAGCCGCAAGTTGACCAAATTTCTTGATGCCCTCAGACTGCGAGCCTCCTAGTCCAGCGAAACCGCCCTGCACTGACTTCATTGGAGTTATAAGTTTATCTAACTCGGCTGAAGCTAGACCGGCACCAGCTCCCATCTTTCGTATTTCTTCAACCGTAAACGTTCCGGCTGCGCCTAATCTAGAAATCTCATCGGTTGCACTGAATAGCGCATCTGCTTGCTTAGATTGATAGTCTAGAACAATCGAGCCAACTTTTAACGCTCCTCCAAAGAGGGCTCCTAAAGTACCAAAGCTTTTTCCTAATTCGAACGCCGAGTTGCCCATCTTAGTGATGGCGTCGCCGTATTTACCGAAGCCTTCCTCAGCACTTAATAACTTGTCTTTAAAACTTTTAAGAGCTTGTCCGGAAGAATGTGCTGCTGCCGCAAAATGTTTTGCAGCATCCGCCATATGCTGATTTGACTTTTTCTGCATCTCGTCTAGTTTAGTTACAGAGCCGCCGAGTTTATTAATTGACTGAGTATTATTATTTTGAGAGGTCGTGCTTTTTGAAGTTGCATCTGCTGCATTTTTCATAGCAGGAGCTACTGATGTCATGGAACTTGCCAAACCAGACATAGCGGTAGCTTGTTGCGACAGCATTTCATTTAGCTGCCTTATCTGTTCGTTAAGTTCTTTTACTACATCTGGATCCATAATGTATCTCTCGTATTATTTAGTAAGCTTAGGCTCTAGCAACCTTAAGTCGCTTGTCTGTAGTGCTATTAGTATTCTCTAAGATGTCAAGCATTTTTGAAACTTTGCCGGTTATCATGTTGTACAATTCTAAGTTCATTGCGCCTTGTTCTGATGGTCCAGTAGAAGCTGGTTTAGCTTTAGATGCATTAGCTATTTTCGTAGTAGCTTTCATTTCTTCTTCGGTTGTTTTAGCTAATTTCATAAGAACTGAATTAGTGTTTAGCGAGGATTTCATTTCGCTACCCGGCATTTTAATAGACGATGACATATCAGGTGTTCCGGTTTGTGCAGAAGCAAGCTGATTTAATTTGTCAACATCTATTCCTAACATTTGGAACTTAGCTGTCATTTCGTTAGTAATCTTACCGGTACCACCTAGTAATGCACTTAAGTCGCCCTGTCCAGAACGAGTGAGCTTACTAAGTTCCGGATGAGCAGCCATAAACGTATCGTAGTCTTTTTTGTCTACTACTCGTCCGTTAACTGTATATTTTTCAGTTCCAGAGCCTTCGCCTGTACTATCTGGATTGCTGTCGGGAGTTACTAGAGTTGAGGCTGAAGTACTTGCCGGTTTAGGGGCAGTTGGCTGAACCGCTGCCGCTTTAGGTGCTGCGGATTTAGACTCTGCTGGTTTGTTACTCTGAGAAGCCGCAGCAGGTGCAGCTGGAGCAGATTCAGATGGTTTAGTGGGCGGAGAAGATGACGAGCTGGCGGGTGCTGCGGCGGCTGCATTTGTTTGGCGTGCCAATCCTACGCCTTGTGCGTATTTCAAGAATGCATCTGCGTTTGCAGCAGCCTTTGGTCCAAAGTCTTTAGTAGTAAATTTACTAAAGGCTTCGATAGGACCATCTAAACCAAATAAGCTACCGAATGCTGCACCAGCTAAGGTACTTATGGTATCAATTAATCCAGGTCCGCCCTTATATGAAGCCATTGCGTTTGAGAATTTGACGAATGCTTTAGAGTTTATATCTGCTTTCTTCGGGTTAATGTTTAAGTGAGAAAAATATACAAACTTTTCTAAAGGAGGCTTAACTCCAAAGAACTTAGCAGTTGAGTCTGCCAAAGCAGTACTAATTGCGCCCAGGCCGCTGCCTAGCCCTTCGTAAGAAGACAATGCTTCTGAAAACAGTTTGAATGCTGTAGCATTGTTTTTAGTTTTCTTTGCATCAATGTCTAGATGAGAGAAATCAACAACGTCTTGGTAAGGAGGGTCTGCATTAAAGAACGATGAAATGCCTTCGGTCATGCCCTGAACCATAGAGCCTATACCAGATTTGGCGCCCAATGCAGATACTTTGGCCATTGCTTTAGAAAATACTACTAATGTATCTGAATTTTCTATTACCTTGTCTTTGTCAAAATCCAAACTCTGCATTTTTAGAATTTGTGAAGTAACTGTATCCAGTGGATCTTTTTCTTCAGTAAAGAAATTAACTAGATTGCCTAGTGATCCTAATACTTTGCTGCCGCCCATTGCTAACAGACCGGCACCAAGACCTGCCATACCTAACCCGACTGGCTTTAGATTTTCACCATCGACTTCATTGAATGTTGTTAACCCTTCAGCAAGAGTCGGCAATGACTTACCTAATATCCAAGTTGCTCCAGCGACGCCTGCCCCAATTGCAACTATAGAAGCTGCTAATGCAGCGCCGCCTTTGACTACATTGCCGGATTGTTTACCGGCGGCTGAAAATCCATCAGTAATTCCACGCAAGAACACTTCAATTGAAGAACCACCTGCAACCTGTTGCAATTCTTGTGTTGCTTTGTCACTTCCAGTAGCCGCCAATGCAGCACCGCTATCTGCTACATCAGATGTTTTGCCCTTACCAAACAATCCTCCAACTTTTTGAATGAGTGACTTTCCACCTGACCAAACTGCTGATCCGGCTGCTCCGGCTGCAAGTACTGCTAGTACTGCTCCAGCCGCCATCGCTGCTCCAGCCAATACTTTTAATCCGCCCATGTTACCTAACAGAGGATTAAATTGAGCAGCTAAGTCATCGACTTTTAATCTTATTGTACGTTCGGCCTCAGTGAGGTCGTTTCTAGCTTCTTGTGCCGGGTCAAGTGCAGCAACACTATCGCCTTTTTGATTATCTTTTACGTTAGCATCGGCTAATGCCGCCTGTTTACGATAATCGGTTTCCGACATTTGTGTCGTTCTTCCGATCATTTCTATATTGTTTCCACCGACGGCTGCTGCCGCATCGGGAGCTAATGCAAGTGAAGGTCCAAATGTGTTGAGTGTGTCTTGGAATCCGGTCTTTAATGATTGTGCGAGTTCACCAGCTTGTAAAGTATTATCTTTAGACTTCTGGATCATGCCTTCCATATCGACACCCCAGATTGCAAACTGAGAACTTGTTCTGTTGATAGTTCCAGTTAGATACTGATTCTGAGCAGCTACGATTTGATCTTGGTTTAGACCGGCTTGTTTTAGTTCGTTATTAAATTGTTCGAAGCCAGCTTCTTCTTTAGCTATGCGCTCAATGTCGGCGCTGGCGGCTGCACGTTCTTCTTCGGTTGTTGCGTTTTGAAGTCTCTTTTGTGCATTGATTCGTTCGGATTCCCATTTGTTTTTCTGGAGTGCGACCTCCATAGTAGCCATTTGAGTTTCACGTTCTTTTTTAGCAGTTTCGACATCCTTGCCGGTCATTTCTGCTAATTCATATAGATTTCTTGTATATGCTAATGCAGCTTTTTGCAATCCACCTTGCGTTGCTAAATTACCTGATACCGCTGTACCAGATTTGTTCATCATTGTTACGAAATCAGCAAGTGCCTGGTTTCTTTCTTGGTCGCCCATACCAAGGCGCTTGAATTCTCTGCGGACATCTTCACTAACCGCAGTCATCTCACCGAATTTTTTAATTCCTTCGGAAGTTGTTCCGCCTAATGCAACAAAGCCGCCTTCGACTGATTGCATCGGTTTCGTTAGTTTTTCGAGTTCTAGTGAGGAGAGTCCTGCACCTTTACCCATCTGTCTAACTTGTTCGACAGAGAATGTACCTGCTGCTCCCATTCGGGAAATTGCATCAGTTGCATTAAGTAGACCATCAGCTTGTTGGGTTTGATACTGTAATACCTCTGAACCTACTTTGAATAGACCACCGATGATGAAGCCGAGAATACCGAAACTCTTGCCGACACTAAACACAGCATCGCCTACCCCACCAATAGTACTATTGTATTTTGCAAAGCCTTCTTGAGACCCTAAAACTGATAGTACAAAACTACCTAATGCGTTAGAGCCTGAACTATATGCAGCGGCAAAATTAGCAGATACGGATTGCATAACCTCGCCGTACTTCTCATTTGACCTTTGAAGTGCGGTGGTAGCAGTTGCGTTTTGTGTAGAACTTTGCTCATTTTCTTTTTGAGCTTTAGTTAATTGATTGGTAGAGTTTCCTGCATTCTTTACAGCTAGATTAGAATCATTTATTGCTCTAGCCATACCAGTTAAGGCGGCGGTTTGCTGAGACATCATCTCATTCAAATTTCGAAGCTGTTCTTCTAGTTCTCTAGTTACTTCTGGATCCATTTACCTACCAATACTTCATAGTATTTAACGTTAATAAAGTTGCTCTTTGAGCATTTTCTTATCAATATCAGTAGTACTATCAATCATCCAATATACTTGTTCTAATTGTGATATCAATTGACTGTATAGTTCAAAATTTCTGTTATCGTGTTGTTTACCCATTAAGATATCTTCTAATTCCTGCTCATCTAGGGTATCCGATTCAATTTGAGATAGCTTCACGAGAATAGAATCAGGATTGATTGGTACTACGATTTCTGAGCCGTGCAATTCTATTGGATAGCCTGAGCCTGGACCAGTGAATACACCACCGTCTTTAGCGTACAAGTCATAGTGCGGAAGATCCGACTTTCCATACTTGTTTTTCAACTTGTGCTTTGCTAGAATCTGATTTGTTCTTGCAGTGTCGTTGATGCCTTGCTGTAAGTCGATTGCGTTACCTTTAATGTGCGGTGCATTAGCATTTGGTTTAGCAACAAGTCTTCCGTTTGGCTGTTTGCCAGGAGTCCCGTTTTTGACTGAGGTAGCATAGAGCCTTTGTTGGTCCTCTAATTTTCTTCTACCACTGTTCATTTGTAATTTGTTACCAGTGACTTGTTTATACTCAGACGCCGCAGCTAACACTGCTTCCTGCATTTGAGGATTCAGTGCAATAAAGTTTTCATATTGCCCTGACTGACCAGTAAACTTCATTACGCTATGAATCTTTACTTGATCCCATACTCCCTTAGCAGCGGACCAAGCTTGTGAACCCCAGTCAGCTAACGTTGATAGTCCATCCTTACCTGCCTCAACGATGTCATCAACTACGGCGGCAGCAGGTGACTCTCCGATAAAGGCTTCTGTACCAACATCAGATGCATACTGTGCTAACAGACCAGTATCAAATGCGCCAGTTTTCTTATCTTTTACAAAGTCCTTATTAGCAAATTCTTCGAATTTGTAAACTGGACCACCTTTGTTAAAGTAGGACGTGCCGCCAGTAAGTAAGCTACTAATAGAGTCTAAGAAGCCAGGTCCTGGTCGGTAGCTAGCCATTGCATTAACAAAGTTAGTAAATGCGGTTGCATCCCTTTCAACTTTCTTTTCATCAATAGTTTGATTAGAAAATTCAGCAAATTGTTCTATTGGTGGTTTGCTGTTAAAATATTTGAATAACGCTTCCCCTAAAGAACTGCTTATAGCATCTAACCCACTACCCATGCCCTTATAAGATGACATTGCTTCGGAGAATAGCTTAAATGATTCTGCATTGTTCTTAGTTCTTTTTACATTCATGTTTAAGTGCGAGAAGTAGACTGCTTGGCTTAGCGGAGGTCTTACACCAAAGAACGAGGAAACACCTTTAACTATATTACTAGCTGAAGTGGCCGAAGACAATTTTGAACTAGCAGCGTTACCTAAAAACAGAGCGGCAGAGAATTCGGTTAATGCATCGAGGTTGTTTTTGAATTGGTCCTTATCAATTTCTAGTTCTTGTAACTTCAAGACCCGTTGGTTGATGTTTACAATTGCGTCTTCTCCACCCTTTATCCCACTAAAGAAATCTAACGAGGCTAGTAAACTTGATCCTGATCCAATTGCAAATGCAATTCCTAATTTAGCAATTGCTTGACCCATAATCTGTATCTTAGGTCCGTCTAGTTTTTCAAATCTAGACATGCCCTTAGCGATATACGGTATCGTGACTTTACCTATTATTACATTAGCTGCTGCGACTGCGGCGCCCACTGCAAGTATTGCGCCTGAAAGTATCAGTGAACCCTCTGTCATTGGGACTGCTACTGCGCCGAAGCCTGCCAATCCCTCAGTAATGAATAGTAAGAATCTAGCAGCTAAACTTGATTTTGGTTCGGATGCTAGTTGTAGACCTTTGGTTGCGGTATCTTCTGCTTTACCTGCTTTGGTGGCAAATGAAGCATCATCTGCCTTTTCAATTGGGTTGACTGCGGCGATGCCAACTTCTGTTCTTGATACTCCCTTGATTCCGGAACTGGGACTAGTACCTATTTTCTTTACTAAACCTACCCCAGCTGACCCTAATTTAAATGCTGCAATTGCCAAGAATATTGCGGTTGCACCTGCGGCTGCAATACCTAACCCCTTAAGTAGACCAGTGTTGCCTAGTAATGGGTTTAGGTCTGCAATAAATGAGTCTGCCTTTATACGTAAAGCACGTTCAGCTTCAGTAAGGTCGTTTCTAGCTTCTTGTGCCGGATCTTCTCCGACTTTCCCTACACCATATTGATTACTAGTAACTTTGCCAACTGCATCTAGTAACTGTTTCTTATAATCAGTTTCAGACTGTTGGGTTGTGCGACGAATCATATCGACACCCAATCCCATATTCTTAGCTGTTTGCTGGTCTAGTGCAATAGTAGTTTGCCCTAGGTTATTAACCGTAGATTGGAATCCAGTTTTTATCTCTTGTGCAGCTTCACCGGAATCCAATTCACCTGATTTTGCTTTAGTGATAAGAGAGTCAAGGTCAACTCCCCACTGAGCAAACTGTGCGCTTGTACCGTCTATGTATCCAGTAAAATATTGTCTTTGTGCGGCTGCAACTTGTTCAGGTCCTAATCCGGCTTGCATCAACGCATTGTTGAATGCGGTGTAACCAGCTTTATCTTTTTTGATTTTTTCTAATTTAGCATTTGCTGCTGCTCGTTCTTCTGCGGTATCAGCATTGTCGAATTCTTTTTGAGCAGCAATTCGATCCTGCTCCATCTTGTTTTGATAGAGAGCAGTCTCCAAAGTAGACATTTGCGCTTCGTATTTTTTCTTAGCTTCTTCAACTGTCAATCCAGAAACATCGGCTAAGACATACATCTGTCTTGCATATTGCAACGCTGCTTGCTGTACTGCGCCACTTGAACTTAACTCACCGGAGAATGCTGTACCGGACTTGTTCATCATAGTTACGAAATCAGCTAAGACCTGATTACGTTCCTTATCTCCCATACCAAGACGTTTGAATTCTCTGCGCACATCTTCACTGACAGCTACTACTTCACCAAACTTCTTAATTCCCTCTGAGGTTGTACCACCTAAAGCAACAAATCCACCAGCAACAGACTTCATTGGTCCAGTTAGCTTTTCAAGTTCCATTGAGGTCAGACCAGCGCCGTGACCCATATCCAATATCTGTTTTGCAGTGAACGTACCAGCAGCGCCCATGCGGGAGATTTCATCAGTCGCTTTTAGTATATTATCTGCTTGCTGTGTTTGGTATTCTAGAAGTACAGTAAAGCCTTTAAGAAGATAGCCAGCCGCAGTACCTAAGATTCCAAAGTTCTTACCTAACTCAACTGATATGTCACCGACTTTGCTAATAGTGCTATTGTATTTTGCAAAGCCTTCTTGTGTGCTTATAGTAGTTTTGTATAAATCTATTAGGGCATTCTTACCTAAGTCCGCTGCCCGAATCAAGCTATCCCTAGCTTCATTTACTGTTTCGTTGTATTTCTTATTTGATCTCTGAAGGGCAGTGAAGCCGACGTTGTTCTGGTTGATAGCATCAACGTTATTTTTCTGTGAGTTATTATAATCTGTTACAGAGGAGTTAGCATTAACAACCGTGGTTGTGATTTGATTAATAGAATTTGTCATGCCGGTCAAGGCAACTGCATGTTGAGATAGTAGCTCAACTAGAACACGAAATTCTTCTTCTAGTTCCTGAGTAAATTCTGAGTTCATCAAACATTCCGGTAAAATTAAATAGCTACTTTTTTGCCCACTAAATATCTTATGTATTTAGTGTAATTAGAATACACATTTTTTATGAGGAACCCACACATGGACAACAATCCGCTAAGACAGTATTTCAGAAGACCATCAGTTTATATGAAGTTACCTTCAGGTGGCTTAGGCTATCCTGAGGGAGCAATCGATGAAACAGAAACTGGCGAACTTCCTGTCTACCCAATGACTGCAATCGATGAAATTACAGCGAGAACGCCTGACGCATTGTTCAATGGAACTGCTGTAGTAGAATTGATTAGAAGCTGTATCCCTAACATCAAAGATCCTTGGGCAGTATCGAACGTTGACTTAGATGCAATCTTAGTTGCTATTAAAGCAGCATCAAGTCCTAACGGTGAAATGGATATCGAATCAGGATGTCCGAAGTGTGAAGAAGTATCGTCTTACAAGATTAATCTAGCCGGATTACTTGCTGGTCTTTCAAGTCCAGACTTCAAGACTCCACTTGACCTAGGTGATCTTTCGATTTCGTTTAGACCTCTTTCATTCAGAGAAGTAAACGAAGCCTCAGTTCAGCAATTTGAACTACAGCGCATCTTCAATCAACTTGAAAGTGCCGAAGATGATGAGAAGAAGGCTAAGATTATGCAAGAAGGTTTGCAGAAGATTACTAGCCTTACAATGGAACTGTTAAGTAAGTCTATTGTTGAAATCAAAACTCCTACAGTGCCTGTAACTGAAACCTCGTACATTCTAGATTTCCTACAGCACTGTGATAGAAATCTTTATATTCAAATCAGAGAATATAGCGCAAAGATTAGACAAGATAGTGAGTTGAAGCCTATGCAGATTACTTGTATCGCTTGCGGCCACAAATACGACCAGACAATCACACTAAACCCTACAGATTTTTTCGACTGAGGCTTCTAAACTCGGGACCCGAGGAGATTAGAAAGCTGTTGGAAGGGTTTGAAGAAGACATTTCGGGAATCAGAAAGGCTGCGCTATCCCTTGCATGGCATATGCGAGGGGGCGCTTCCTACGAAGATATTCTGAATATGTCCTCAGACGAACGAGACCACATAGGAAAACTAGTAGAAGACCATATAGAAATTACAAAGAAATCCCAACTGCCGTATTTCTAAGAGAGGTTATAGAGAGAAAGATAATTTCTCTCTATTTCCATATTCACTCTGGGAGTTGTTCTTCGAACAACTTATACCTTACTCACTTCGTTCGTTTCGGTATAGCGTTTTTAACAGTAATCAATTTATCTTATAAGGAATATACATTGCCGGTTTA